TAGAAACAGCCTGTGTCCATCTGGTCTTGCTCAAGTTCGGTCAGTGGTGGGTCTATTGTTTCTTCGTTCATCACGCGATATGGTTGTATATGTTATTCGCCTCGGCGGCGGAGAGAACACGGTCAAACAGGTAGATTTTCTCAACGTCAATTGCTGCTGCGGAACCTGCCGTAGAAAGGTCGCCTATTCGAACTGTATTTGAATTAAGGCTGAGAGATGCTGAGTCTGTGACAACATCAACATTGTTTTGTTTTCTAAACTGCGATCCGTCTGTGAAACTTGCCTCAACCACCACTGTCCCGTTGGCTGGGTCATACCTGTCGTTTTGAATCAACCTCCACCCACCGTTGTAGTAAGACCGCGCACTATTGTTGTTGTAGCCAGATAACAACCTGACTGCAGGTGTCGAGTAATCTTGTGAACCTGATGGGTAGATAGAAATCACTCCCGCTGTGGTTCCATTGTAGCTTGTTTGGTTAGACCTATATTTTATGAAGCCGTGAACGGTGTCGATTGAGGATGCTAAAGAACCTTGCATGTAGTCCCCACTTGAAGACGCTCCATCGAAGCGTAGGAAGGGCCTACGAACAATGGTGGCGGGGTCGCCATGACCAGATGTGTTGATGGTTATTGTCTGACCCGTCGAACACGCGAAGGAAGACGCTCCGTGTTCAGCATCGCTAAAGTCAATATCAAGAATCGGATCACTCGAATCAGGCGTGGCACTGTCCCAAAATTTAGCGGAACGGAACGAACCTCTGGCTAGTTTCTGCGTGCCACCTGCATGCGCCCCTACCTCAACCGCCTGCGTGTTATTTCGGTTGGTGTTATGGGCGGCTGTTTGGGTTGTCCCAACTTGCACCCAACCCGAACCTGTGTCTTTGTAAAACTTAAAATCATAGCCGTCGCGAGTTACTCGTATTTTAGCCCATGTCCCGTCGGTGATGCCCGTTGAAACGGAAGACTCGGCGTTATATTGGGTGTTAGCCGCATTCCGGCTCACTACGAGAATCTTACCATCATTTTGCAGCCGTATCCACCAACTGTAAGACTTACACATAAGAGTTTGAGCATCTGCTGCGCCGCTCCACTGAGGGTAGTTGACTTCCACTTCAGCGGTCCAAGACGCTAGGTCATCGTAGTCGGTGGTGGACGGAGTAGACGCATAGTTTCCGCTGATGCCTGGTGAAAACAAATGCCCGTCACCATAAGGGACGTGGGCGATAGGTTGTTTCGCGGCGGTGGTCTGTGTGGCATCAGGTCCTCCTGTCACGAGGTTGTCCAGCGTGGCCACTAGGTCGAGGTTTCCTGCTACTCCCCCACCAGAAGCTAACATCGATTTCTGCGCGTCGAATGCGAGAATCGGGTTGTAGTCATACAGTTCCTCTTGGGATAAACGGGAAGTCAACGGTTTCGTTAAAGCGCAGGTCAACCCTTGAGTCGCTTGGAGCGTCCCTAATCGAAGGGAGAGCTTTTCATCAGTCCGTCTATTCTTCCGCATATTGATTAAAGGTTAATAGGCTTAATAACCACATCCACATCGAAGGAGCTGCCAGCACCACTAACAGCAACACGAATGTTGGATACAGGGGTGGTAAACAATCCTCCACCGTTTCCGGTCAGTGTGGTGTCGGCTCCAACGTCAACCCATGTAGCACCGATCTTCTGTTGGAGTTTAACTGTTGCGCTATCAAAGGTTCCTGCGACCAGGAAAGCGTTGGTCTTACCGTTGTGTGCGGTGACAGCCGGGGTTGTGCTTGAGTCGAAATTACCAGCACCTCCCGAAAGCTGTGCGTTGGCGATGCTGATGTCTGTTGATACTTTAGCCATGACAATATTAGTAGGTAGAGGTTTGTTTAGAGATTCCTAACCCGCCCACTACCGGACGGCGTTCGACAAGACTAGCGACCCCACGGCGTTTTCCTTGGGCTGTCTCAGGTTTGTCTTTTGGTTTAACCGTCTCGGCTATAGCAGTAGGCGGTGGAGGACTCGCAGGAGGCTCCGGTGGTTTGGGTGTTTTAACAGACATGCACATGGTCTTAGTCGTTTTGTAGTGGTTTTAGATGGTTAGCTAGCTGATCGTCGTGTAGACGCTTTAGAAAGTTAACGAGATCACGCTTACCCCCATAAAAGTCAATCTCCCGAAGCGAAATGCTAGGGGAGAAATCCTTACTTGGAACACGTTCGTCCAAGAATTTAATCAACTCTGTAGAGATAGGTGGTATGTATTCACTCATTATCAGTCCTATTATGGGCCTGTTCATTCTCAAGCTGCCTTTGAAGATGAGCCAAAGCTCGCCATGCCATCGCCGCCCAATCGCCCTCAAGCATGTGACGGAGGAGGGCATCAAGCTCATCCTTGGACTTGCTTTTATCCCACCATATATCCAAGGAATCTGGGTGATGCTGGATGTTACCCTTGACGGATTGCTTGGCGACTTCAACGAGCGCGTCTGGAAAATAACACAACAACCCTCTATACAAAGGGATCATCTTGCGCTCCTCGGCGGTTCCTTCAATGTTGATGGTTACGGTGTCCATAGTGTTATCTCCTTTGTGTCGTTATCGTAGTAACCGTCCCGAAGGATGAACGCCATGCGTGCATTAAGCAAAGCTTCGTCCTCCCCCATGCCGGCTTTCTCATAAGCATTAACAACAGTCTGCCATTCAGCTCCCTCTTTATCAAGGAGCTTTTCAGCAGTCTTCAAGCCCACCCGAGGAACACCAAAGTATCCATCGGTGGCATCGCCGGCAAGCGTCTGGACTAGGTGCTGTCTGTCGGCTTCCTCCAAGGTGATGGTGCGAAGTTCATCTTTAAGGAAGTTATACCAGATGCACGGGACGGTCGCGAAGTCTTTGTCTCCACTAACAATAATCGAACCTGGTTCACCGCTTCCGATAATCCCAAGGACATCATCGGCTTCCAAGCGTTGCTCGTGCTGGGTTTCCCATGTGTCACAAGCCCAGTCCCGCAAAGCACCGAGGCCAAGTGGGGTTCTCTTCTCGCGCCTGTGGGCTTTGTAAAGAGGGTTGATCTCGTGACGGAAGGTGTAGCGATCTGAGAAGACCATTGTTACCTTGTCGCCTTCCTCCTCGTCCACCATAAGGATCTCGTTGATACAGTCAGTGACCATAATGAAACAGTCCTTGAGATCCGAGAAGTCGGAGTGAACAGTGAAGATGTCATCATCCCACTTGATTTCTTTTTCTGCGCTGAAAGCCGCTCTATAGAGAAGCATGTCGCCATCGATGTATATTTTCTTACTCATAATTGTTAATGGGTTTCAGCCCAATTAGATCCTACTTTGTATTCTCCGTCAAGACGGCATTTGAATTTCAACTCCTCGCCGGCCTTGGTGAGTGAATCACAGAACAGCTTACCGAGTTCATCGGCGTGTTCCGGTAGACAGGAGAACTGAACCTCGTCGTGGATGTTACCGTGGAGTTCGTAAGGGAGCTTTGCGTCACGCGCAAAAACAACCAACCCCTTCTTCATAACAACAGCCCCGCTTGCTTGTAACAAAAGATTCAATGCGGAGTGTGCAGAGCGACAGTGCAGCTTGCGACCATCCAAACCACCCAACCATGTCTTCCCCTTGAGGGCTTGCTCGATGCTTTTCAACAGGCGAGCCACGGCTGGGGTCTTACGCTTGAAGGCTTCCTTGATTCGTTTTCCTTCGCGTCTTCCTCCACCGACAATTTTACCAACCAACTCATCGCCGCCTCCGTAAAGGAACGCATAGATAAATCGCTTGGACTCGTCGCGTGAAGGGAGGCCGGCTGCGTGTTGGTTAGCGGTGTGGATGTCACCTTCAAGGATCGTCCTTCCGTATGCTCCGTTGTCGTAAGGGTGAAGATAGTGGGCAAGACATCGTAGCTCCAAGCCACTGGCATCAGCACCCACCAAGACCTTACCTTCGGGGACCGTGAAGCACGATCTACATTCCGTTCCGTATGTCGCACGAACTGCTGGCACTTGGGCAACATTAGGGCGGGTGTGTGTGCATCGACCGGAGACCGCACCGTTGGTGTTAACCTCACCGTGTATGCGTCCATCCTTCACCATCCTTAACCATGCGTTACGACCCTCGGCTACCTGTCCCAAGCGTTTGGTGATTAACAAATACTCCAACAACATCTCAGCTTGGGGAGTCCCGATGTCACGAAGAACTGCTTCGTCAATCTTCGGTCGCTTCCCTTCGTAGGCGTTAGGCTTCCACCCCATGTTCATCAAGCGTTCAGCTATCTGGTCACGACTGTTAGGGTTGAATGGAACGGTCTTGGTTTTGTTACCAGTCTTAACTGCTTTATCCGCTAACACCTGTTTCAATCCGACTTCCTTTAGGAGAAGCTTCAAGCCTCCCTTGGTAGCTGCCTGATAGGTTTTCCCATCAACATCAACACTCCATCCCTTCGGTGTCTTCATCTCCTCGGTGGTTGCTGGGAACATATCTTGCAGTTCATCACGCATCTCTGCACGGCGAGCCATGAGAGTCTCAGTGAGAGCATTGGCTGCATCCACATCAAAGGGCCAACCGTTCATTTCTTGGACTGTCATCAACTCCGCGAAGTCATGCTCAAGGTGTAACATCTCTGACGCTGGCTTCTGATCCATGAAGTGTTTGAAGAGGGATGCTGTCACCCTTACGTCTTGCTCGCAGTAGTCCTCCATCTCTTGGCTCCACTGTGTCCAGTCCTCGGACTCCCCGTGGTCTCCCT